ATTAGTAAAAACATCATGTAATAGAAAATAAATAGTAACATAGTAATAATAGTTTTGTGGGCATTATGTTGCCCTGATTAAAATTGAACCCCCGTATAAGGATTGACATGTATGAGGGGGAGTGACACACATAAAGCCTCCCTCATTTTATAACGAAAAAAATTTTATTTTTGTAATATGGATGTAAACTTAGAAAATGGTAAGATTGTAACGACTGAGAATGGCTTTTACTGTGTGGACAAATATTACCGTGATTATGTCGTAATGCTAAAAGACTTTGAAGAAATAACAGAACAGTTTATTGATAATGACTTTGAGATATTAGGACATAAGTTTTTTATTATGAATAGATTTTTAACTGAAGAAGAGTTCAGGGAAGAGTTTGTAGACACCCCACAAGAGTTTGTAATACCAGGATACAGATATATGGTAAAGATATATTTGAAAGGAAAAGAGTAAATTTGCAATATGTATTTATTAAAGGTGAGCAAAAAGGGTAGCATCCATAAGGACGCTGACTCTGTAATGATAATACCTGAGTTTACAAAACTTATGAAAGCTGAAGGTATGGGTGAGACTGCTATGAAATGGGTAGCTCTAATGTATGACTACGAAAGTCCCTATAGGTATTTGAGTGAAGGTGAAAGAGAAAAAGCTGTCAGCAAAGACTTGTACGATAACTATGATTGGAAAGGCAAAAAAAAATCCGTGCTGCAAGCAGCAGTAGACAAGTATAAGAAACTACAGTTCGACCCGCTAGACGAGCAGTTAGCAGCATTCAATGCTAAGATAGACCAGTTTACTAAGTATATGAATAGTATGATTATCAATGATGATAATGCTGAAAGTCTACAAAAGCTTATGATTGGTATAGAAAAGATATTGAAGACTAGACAGACATTACTAGACGTTATTGAGCGTAGAGGTGAAAGACAAAAGATAGTCGGTGATAAGCAACTTAGTTTTTTAGAGAGCAAGCTAGACAGAGATAATGATAAATAAAGACGTACAAAGATATAGACCTGTAGTTAATAATGGGCATCCTGATTTAAGTCCAGACTCTATATCGTATCAAGAATATTGGGAACAAGAAAGAGACAGATGTATTAATGGCTTTAAGCCTAGAGGCATGGATAAAATATCTGGCAAGTATTATTTCTACTTAAACTACTTTAAGATATTAGGTAACTCAGGAGAGAGAGGTAATCGTAAGACCCTTATTAGTCCTTGGTACAGAGAAATGGATAGGGAATACTTTGAAATGTTTGAGACATGCAAAGAAGAAGAAAAGGGAATGATTGTAATTAAAGCTAGGGATAAGGGTTTTAGTTACATGAACTCAGGGCTACTAGCACATGAATATACATTCTTTCCTTTTAACGATGTAGGTGTGGCAGCAGGATTGCAGTCATCAGCCTCATCTTTTTTTAATAAAGTAAAAAATGGACTTAATAATATACATCCTAACTTTCGTCATTCAAACCTTAGAGACACTGATGAGATATATAAAGCAGGATATAAGGTCAAGAATAAAGACGGCAAGTGGGAAATAGGCGGTTATCAGTCGCAGATTATATGCCGAACAATGGACAACCCTGAAGTATTTAAAGGTGAACGTTTAGGTGTTATGGTATTCGAAGAAGCTGGTGAGTTTAAGAGATTAAAGAACGCATACATGTCTTCTAAAGCCTGCTTTATGGACGGTGATATACAATATGGCGTTCCTGTGATTGGTGGTACGGGTGGAGACATTACTAAATCCTCTAAAGACTTTATGGAAATGTATTACAACGCAGATGCGTTTAATCTTATTCCTATGTTTATTCCAGCAAGTAAAGCTTACTATGGCTTTTATAATATAGAGACAGGAGAAGAAGATGAGGTAGGCGCTAGAAAAAAACTTGAAGATGACCGTAAAAAAGTAGAAACAGACCAAAAAGCTTATAACTTGCATTTGCAAAACTACCCGATGACAGTTGAAGAGGCTTTCTTAAACACCAAGTCTAGTAGGTTCGACATTTCTCGTATTAACGGGCAACGTGGTAGGATTATGGCAGACACGAAGTATAAAGGACAAATCCAAAAAGGAAACTTAAATTGGATTATAGACGACAACGGCTTGGAAGCCGTGGAGTTTGAACCACACCCACACGGAAAATTTAAAATACTCGCACACCCGAAAACCAACTTCGTTGGTTTAGATATAGGAGGAGTAGATAGTTATGACCAAGATGAAGCGGGGGCGAGTACGTCTGAGGGGTGCGCAATGATATATAGAAGATTCTTAAATGTAGATGAGCCAGGAGACTATTTGATAGCAGAGTATACTGATAGGCCCGAAAGAAAGGAAGACTTTTATGATGGTGTATTAAAGCTGGCGGTTTACTATAACGCTAAGATGTTGATAGAATACACTAAAATAGCCATCATAGACTACTTTAAAAAAGAAGGTATGCAAAAGTTTTTAAAAGAAAAGCCTGCGTCTGCACATAATATTAAAACTAAAACCAGAAACACTTATGGTGTACATATGAACAAACAAGTGAAGTCTTATATGGAAGACCTTATGGATGACTACATTAGAAGCAATATATCTGACGTTTGGTTTTATGATTTACTAGAAGAGTTGTCTTTTTATGGTCAGCGAAATACTGACCGTGCAATAGCTTTTGGATTGTGTTTGTTGCATAATAATGATAATTATAGGCGTAAAGTTTTGGATGCGGAAGAAAAAATTACTAAAGAGTCGCTTGGTTTTCGTAAATTTGCAATTAATAGTCAAGGTATACCAAAAAAAATACGTTAAATGTATAACACAATTACATTTCCAAAACAGCTATTATTAGATAGCGAAAAAACAGAAGAATGGTGCAATGCTATGATAGACGCTATCATTAGTACAATGAACACAGATGATTCACCATTAGTACACTCAAGATTAGATGATATAAGAAATTATAACATTTACAACGGACATGTTGATGTTGATGAATATAGATATGTTACAGAGCAGTACGGAGCTTCGTATCCTGCAAAACTAGTTAACTATCCAATTATTAGCCCAAAGATTGACTTACTTATGGGTGAAGAGTTAATGAGGCCACTTGAAAAAAATATATCTACTATTAATAAAAATGCAACAATAAGAAAATTAGATACAAAAATTGCAATAGAAGTCAAAAAATACATTAATGAACAACTAGAAGAGCTAAGAGAAAAAACACCAGAATCTATATCTTTAGAGCTAGACGACTTGCCTATGCCAGAAGACGTGGAAAAATTTATGGCTTATACATATAAAGAAGCTGTAGAAGAAGTTGTTGAAGATGGCTTAGACTATATAATTAATAAATACAATTTAAAAGATGTATTCAAGACAGGATTTAGAGATATGCTTGTTACATCAAAAGAGTTTTACAAAATATACGCTAAGAATGGCGACCCTTATGTTAGACGTATAGACCCAAGAAACTTAATATATGACACAAACTCTGAGTCTGATTATTTAGATGACGCTCAATGGGTGGGCGAAGAAAGATGGTTATCTGTAAATGAAGTGCTAGATGAGTATTACGAAGTCTTAGACAGAGAGCAGGTTAATCATTTAGAAGAAATGAGTAGAGTAAACTCAATGAATGCTGCTAATGTTTACAATCAAGACTTTGAATGGTTAGATTGGAATGAGACTACAGGCACAAGAGTGAGAGTAGTGACTTGTGAATGGAAATCTATTAAGCCTATAAGATTTAAGGTGTCTGAAAATAAATACGACCCTGAAAGACCATTCAAAAAAGTAGTTCCAGATAACTACAAAAAGAAAAAAAGCGATGATATAGAGACCAGATATGTAGACGACATTTGGGAAGGAACTAAGATAGGTGGAGTAGTATTGGTTAATTGTCAGCGTAGACCTAATCAAGTACGTTCTGTAGATGATTATGCTTCTACACCATTGTCTTATGTAGGTGTTATTAGAAACAATAGCACAGGCAGACCACAATCACTTGTAGACTTACTACATAATATACAAATGCTTTACAATATAACAATGTATCATATTGAATTAGCTATGGCTCGTTCAGGTGGTAAGGCTGTAGTATATGATGTTTCTCAGTTGCCTACTAATATAGGCATGGATATGCAGGATGTTATGTATCACTTGAAGAATGATGGCATCATACCTATTAATAGTAAAGATGAAGGTAATCAAGTTTCTACATTTAATCAATTCCAACAAGTAGACTTTACTATATCACAGTCTGTCTCTCAATTATTTAATTTAAAATTAATGCTTGAGGAAACCGCTGGACAAATATCTGGTATTAACAGACAAAGAAGTGGAGCTATAAATACAAGTGAATATGTAGGTAATGTGCAAAGGTCAGTACAACAGTCTGCATTATCTACAGAGTCTTGGTTTTACCTACACAATCAAGTTAAAAAACGTGTTTTAGAGCGTGCTGCTAACCTTATGAAGGTATGTTGGGCTGGTGGTGCTAAAGCAGCTACTATACTTGGTGATGGAGCTTATAAAATATTAAACGTATTGCCAGGACAAATACCAATGAATGACTATGGTTTATTCTTAGGTGATAGCGGTAAAGAAATGAACGACAAACAAATTGTCAATCAAATAGCTCAAGCTGCTATGCAATCTGGACAGGCTGGACTTTTAGATGTTTTAAAAGTATTAAAGGCTGATACAGTTACTGAAGCAGAAACTACTTTAGAAAAAGCTATGGCTGTTATGCAACAGCAATCACAACAACAGCAACAAGCTATGCAACAGCAAGCAGAAATGCAAGAAGCAATGAAGCAAGCTGAACACGGCAGAGCTGTAGAGCTTGAAAACCTAAGGGTTGGTGGTAAAATTAAAGTTGCTGAAATAGAAACTGAAGCTAAAAAAGAAATAGCAGATATTAGAGACGATGGTGAAAGAGACATTGCAGACATGAAAGAAAAAGTTAAAATGAAGTCTGAAGGAGTAGAGCCTGAGTTAGAACCAAAAACAAGTCCAGGTTCTGGAGATGTAAAATCTTTAGACGAATTATTAGGATAAGTCGTATATTTGCAAAGGAGTAACAAATAAAAACAATTATGTCAGAAGAGAATAAAAGTGCAATAGTAGATAACACAGAGTCAAGCAATGAAGATTTTAATCCAATTGCATTTGGCGATACGTTTGTTCCTGAAAAGGATACAGCTACTGAAGTTGTTGAAGAAACAAAAGAAGAGTCAGTTGAAGCTGCAACTGAAGAAAGTGATGATTGGACATTCGATGAACCGTCAGAACCAGCTATTACAGAAGAAGCTAAATCAGGTGATGACGCAGCAAGAGACGATGTTAACTGGGGAGCAATTGCAAATCAGCTTGGACTTGAAGGAAAAAGCACTAAAGAGGAAATACAAGAAGCTTTAAAGGCTGTACAAGAAAAAAAGGAAGAAGAGCAGAAAGATGCCCCTTCTAATGAGTTTGACCAAATGAACTCTTTATTAAAATTAGACGATAAAGGTTTAATGGTCGAAGAATTAAAAGCAAGAGGCTTTGCTGATGCTGAGGTTGAAGACTATATTGATAGACTTGAAGATGCTGGTACGTTAAAGTACGAAGCTTTAAAAGTTAGAAACGACATTAGAAAGCATGTAGTTGATAGCGAAACAAAAGCTAAAGAAGAAGCTAAGATTGCTGAAGAACAAAAAGCAAAGCAAATAGAAGAAAACAAAGTAGCTTTGCAAAAAACTATAAAAGAAAGAGAAGACTTTTATGGTTATAATTTAGGAAAGGAACAAAAGAAAGAAGTATATAAATACATCACTAGTGGTGATTTTTATAAAGAATTAAGTTCTTCGCATGAAGAGGTGTTTGAACAGGCGATGTTTAAATTGTTCAAAGAACGTGTTATGTCGCTACAGTCTAAAAAAGGATATGAAGATGGTAAGTCTCAAATCTTAGACAACATTACATCTCCGAATTTAGGAAGGACTTCTAAACCGAGACCTGTGCAGTCAAAGGCATTTGACCCATCACAGTTTTCAAAATCATAGTCAGATAAGTATGGAGTCTGACTGAAATGAAGCTTAGTCCGAAACAACGTTTCACTAACAAGCAGATTTGAAAGTAATTCATGCAAGAGATAATAATAATTAATAATAATTTTAAATTCATTTACTATGAAAACTTTTAGTGGTAGTTATGGGGTGAATACTGAACAAAGCAACTCTCTTGTAGATAATCTTTTAAAGTATCCCGAAATTTCAAAAACATTGGTTCGTCAGCACCAACGTTATTCTTTAACATATTTATTGGAGCGTGCTGGCCGTTTCTCAAACGCTAAAGTATTAGCAGACAACTCTTACGAGTGGAAAGTATTAGGTAGAACTAACAAGCCTCTAGTAGGTCAGGGTTTCTTTGACTTAAACGATGCAGACGCTTATACAGCAGTTACTAATGACACTCAAGATATTGCAGACACAGCTAACGATGTGTTTTACGCAACATTCAAACACAATTCTACAGCAGGACATTATGTTCTTTGCAACAGAAATGATGTTGTAAGATTTAAAAGCGGAGCAACTGCTCTTGTTCTTGCTGTTATTGACCAAGACGATGAGTCTGGTACAGGTATTACTGCGGGTGACGGATACAAAGTAGTTAAGTTTAGACTTATCTCTGGTGATGTTATCGGTTCTGATATTTTTGCTGGAACTATTTCTGGTACTATTGCTTCTGCATTTGGCGAGGCTTCTTTAGGTTCTACAGTAGGACAAAACTCTGTATATCCTGACACTTACAAAAACTGGTTAACTATTTCTCGTAAGAAGAAAAAAGTAACAGGTTCTCAGTTGTCTGATGTTACATGGATTGAAAACAATGGTCAAGCTCTTTGGTATTTTACTGCTGAAGAATTGATGATTCAAGAGTTTATGTATCAATTAGAACTACAGAGATGGTATGGTCAAGCTTCTGCTGGTTTAGGTGGCGCTGTAGGCGCTCCAGGTGAGAATACAGCTACTACATTAACTGATGCTGATTCTACTCTAGTACAAACTGGTAATGGTTTGTTAGCTCAAATAGCAGGTTCTAACGATGGTTCTTATGCTGCTAATACTGGTCTTACAGAAGAAAAAATTGTAGACTATATGGCTGACCTTTCTAAAAACGCTTCTACTGCTGAAGGCATGGAGTACGTTGTTATGACAGGTACAGAAGGTCGTAAGCAGTTCCACAGAGCTATGAAGGATTTATTAACTTCTTCAGGAGCTGGTGGCGCACAAGTATTTGACGCTAGCGCTGGTCAAGATGTTGAGTTAGGTGTTAACTTTACTTCTTACAACGCTTTAGGTAACAAAATTACTTTAGCACACTGCCCAGTATTTGATGACCCTAATTTACATGCTGATGCAAACGAAAGCGGTAAAATGGTATTCTTAGACTTTTCTTCACAAGGTGATGGCTCAAACATTGAGTTAATCGCTAAAGGTGCAGAAGGGTATAACAGAAACTATATCCGTAAGTATGTGCCAGGTATGGTTAATCCTTATGACTACAAAGGTATGATGGCCGCTAATGGTGATGATGCTTTCGAATGTCACGTAATGTCAGAATCAGGAATCATTGTAAGAAACCCACTTTCTTGTGGTATCTTCAGTGCAACTGGATTGTAACATTTACACACTAATTTGGGGGAGGTTAATTCCTCCCTCACTTTAGAACAGGTATTAACAAAATTTTAATTTATTATGAAACACAGAGTACAATTTTTAGCAAAAAACCCAAAGATTTTTAACAGCTTAACTTTATCAGATTATAAAGATAGCAGAGGTAAATACGTTAAATATGAAGATATTAACGGAGAAACTCCTGGTGAGTATAAAATTACACAACCAGCATTAGAGTTTGATTATAGTGATGAGCATGACAAAAAATTAGTAGATTTTATGAAAAGTCATCCACTAAAAGATTCTTTTTATTTACATGACTTAAAAGTAGAAGAAGAGCAAGAAGTTCAAACTTTATTAAATTCTGCTGACGCTATATTAGTGGCTTCTAAAATGGGTATTGTAGAGACCAATGACTTTGCTAGACTTGCGGGTATACCATTAGATGCAGACGAGGATGTTATTAAAGCTAGACTTATTAAAATGGCTAGCGTAAGTCCAGACAAGTTTATGGAGTTATACGGCAATCCTGAAAAAGAAGATATAGTATTTATCAGAAAAGCTTTAAGCAAAGGTATTATTACGAAACAAAAAGGTGCTTACAAGCACAATAGAGTTGTAATAGGACTTACAGAAGAATCTGTAATAGTTTGGTTAAAAGAAAACGCTGATATATATGCTTTGATGAAGCAAGAGCTAAGGGGGAATGTTAAGGTAGACGTAAAACCTAAATCTAATAAAATTAAAGCATAATGACATTTCTTGAGGCTCACAACTTAATGGATTTGCTACTAGATAAAGCAGACCAAGCATATTTTACCACAGCAGAAAAAGACAAATTTCTTACTATGGCTATTATGCAGTGGTATGAAAATTTAGTTGCAGATTACGGAAGCAATCCAAGTCAAGAGCATCATGAGGCAGCTAAGTATATAGCTTCAGAAACTAAATCTTTTAAAGATAGCGGTGGTAGTATAAGAGTTCATAACAATACATCTAACATCACTCCTTATCCTTACAACACATATCAAGGATTATCTTATCCTTTATATAGTGTTATTGATATGAATATTAAATTAAGCTCAAGTTCCGATTCTTTAGGTGTAAATCCATTACCCCCTGGAATTGTTAATGATAAAGTTAGCGACCCTTTTAACAAACCTACAGTAACTGATAGAAAGTATAGTATAGACTCAACTAGACTGCGTGCTTATCCTAATGACGATATTTTAAATAACGATGCTAGAATTACTATTAGTAGAACATCTGGAGCTGTAAGCGGCTATAATATATTATTAGAAGGTAGTGGATACAGCACTACCAATTTAGTAACTAATGGTACATTTGATACAGACTTAACAGGCTGGAACCCTACTTTTGATGTAGAGTTTGACAATGCAAAAGCTAAATTTAACATAACGTCATCTCAACAAGAAATAAGACAAGAAGGCGTAAATCTTGTAGATGGCAAGTGTTATCAAATTAAGTTTACTGTAGATGGAGGAACAGTGGGAGAAAAATTACAAGTCACTGATTATTTTACGGGAACAGGAGGATTAGTAGGAGCAGATAATCAAATTACATTGACTGGCTCTCAAATTGATGTAGCTATAGGGTGGAAGGCAAACGCTGATTCTGTCAAGATAAAAATTCAGACAGAGGCTGCCCTTACGTCTGCTGTAACAATAGACAATGTAGAGGTTATGGAAGTACCAAGCATTACAGTGTTAGACAACACCGCAACCACAAAGCCTGTATTAGTGCCTATAACTCAATCAGGCTCAGTAACAAGTGTATATATACAAAACGCTGGAGCTGGCTCTACATTGTCAAGTGATGAAGTTTTAGTAGAAGCTAGCCCTACATCCTCTACTTACACATTGGATTATTTTAAATACCCAATGTTATCTAATGTAGCTGGAGGTAATTTTGATTTTGCAGCTTTAAATCCTGGAACATCAAACTTACAACTAGGAACTGGCTCTTTAAAATACTCTCCTTATGGATTTAGCGACACGTCTACAGGCGTAATAAAATGGGGTTGTGGGCCAGAAGCCGCTGAGTCTATTGTAAAAAAAGCTGTAAGAATGATGACGGCAAACATAGAAAGTCCTCTTTATCAAATAAATTCTATTGAAGAGAAACGAAGTGAATAATATTAAAGAGGCTCTTTTTGTTTCTCCTTGTTCGAAAGTAGGTGGATTCACTCTTAGTGATGAAGCCTATTTTCATTTTATTTAATTAACTTTGCAGTATGGCAACTTTACGAGAAATAGTATACAATATAAAAAATATAGCTGAAGGTGGTGCTTCTAATGAAACTGACTCTAAAATATCTGATAGACAAGTAGAGTTTTTAGTTAATACTTATAGAGCGCAGTTATTATTACAATACACTAATGTAGGTAGAAAAATACATCCGCAAACTATGCAGACGTTTAAATTTACAGCAGCTAGTGATGCTTCAAGCGCTAATTACATCGAGCTTCCTGCTGTGGTGAATTTTAATGGAGAAAGAGCTATAAAAAAAATAACATTTTTTGATAATGAATCGACTGATGTAATTTACAACATACAACTTACTACATTAGCTGATTCTGTTTATAATACAGGAAATAAATTTACATCAGGTTCTAAAAAAGCATACATAAGAGATGGTAGATTATACTTTTTAAACTTTACTTTAGACGCTACAGATTATATAGAGGTAACAGCAGTTTTTGAAAATCCTAAAGAAATAACAACAGCAGAAGGTGCTTTTAATGTAGACACCACAAATTATCCTTTACCAACAGAATTAATAAACACTTTAACACAAGAAATACTTAGTAAAGAATATAATGTTGTTGTAAAAACACCAAGAGATAAAGCTATAGATGGAAAAACACCTACAGAGAAGCTACAAGGACAAGTACGTTAATTTAAGAGACATACACAAGTCTATTAAGTCTGACGTGAATAATATAAGCTACAGCGATTTTTACAATGTAGTTAAAACGTTTTTTGAAGAATTAATACACGAGCTAGTAACAAATAAAGCAACAGTTACATTGCCTGCTCGATTTGGTAAAGTGTATATCAAGAAGATGTTACAAAAAAGAGCTTTTCATTACAGATGCAATGTTAATGAAACAGATGAAAAAGGAGATAGGGTGGTATATAAAGTGCCTATTTTAAATGATTATTATTATAAGCTTGTATGGTTAAGACCAAAAAAGTATAAAATGGCTAAATTAGTTCCAGCAGGGTTTTTTAAAAGAGCAATTAAAAACGAATTAAAAAAAGGTAACGATTTTTAAAAATGGAATTTGTATCAATAAATAGAGTTATATCATCAGTAAGTAGAAACTTAGGAATTAATGATGTAACCACACACGAACAGTCTATAATAGAATGGTCTTTTGAAGCTGAAAAGTTTATTGGGGGTCTAAACTCTTTTATAAAACTAGAAAAAGATTTAACCATAACGGACTATAGAGCAAGTCTACCAGACAACATAGTCAAAGTCTTATCTGTAAAACATGGTGAAACTATATTAAAACCTACACATTCTTACTTTAGAGGTAATGCTATAGGTGATGACGCAGACACAGATAGCACTGGAGACTCAAGCAGATATTACATACAAGACGGCTATATAAATGTAAGACTTGATGACGCTTCTAAAATTACCGTATCTGTATTATCCATACCTGTAGATGTAGATGGATACCCTAAGATAAATGAATCTCACATAGAGGCTGTAACGGCTTATTGCATGTGGATGATTAAAAATATAGAATACTACAATGGAAAAACTCCTCAGTATGTAGTAAATGATTTACAAAAAAGATGGTATTATTTATGTGGTCAAGCTAGAGGGGTAGACGGAATGCCTAGCTCCTCAGAGCTTACAGAAATAGCTTCTTACTGGAATACATTAATTCCTATTAGAAGTAAAAATGGACTTAAAAACTTATAAGAATGCCAGAAGCTAATCCAAATACATTCAGTGGTGGTCTTAATATGGATTTAGACCCAAGGCTACTGCCTAAAAATACATATAGAGACGCTAACAATATTAAAGTTGTAAATTCAGAAGGCTCTTTGATGACTGTGCAGCCAATAGGAGGTACTGATGTAGTAATAGATTTAACTGCCGCCCCTTTTAATTTAAACACAGGTAATATAGTAGCC